AGCTACGAAAAGGCGTATGATATTTACGAAACTATCGTGAATAATGAAATCAGAGAATGGCCTGATGTGTTTTTGCTTCTCTATCGGCAAGTTATGGAAAAATCTATTTCCATTAACACCAGTGGCAGAAGCCTAGACAACGACTTTTTTATGCGCGGTGTCTTTGCGTTCGAAAACCATGAAGCGTCAACAGATAGATTGGCAATTCACAATAGTTTTAGAAAGTCTGTCAAAGAAGACGTTTTTGAAATTATGAAAAACTTCATCCCTCAAGAAGAAATGGAGGCCGCATAGATGGCTTTACAAATTATCACAGCCGATCAGCGGCTCGCTGAGAAAAAAGGTCACAAGATCGTGGTCTGTGGTGCAAGTGGTGTGGGTAAAACCACACTGGCTCGCACGCTCAACCCAGCGACTACGCTGTTCATGGATTTGGAAGCTGGCGATGCAGCTATCGAAAACTTCCCTATCGACGTTGTACGGCCCCGTACATGGGCTGAGTGCCGCGATCTAGCATGCTTCTTGGGTGGGCCAAACCCATCCCTGTCAGAAGATCAACCCTACAGCCAAGCGCATTACGAATATGTCGCGCAAGTATATGGCGATACGGAGGAGATTTGGCAGAAGTACGAAACGCTGTTCGTGGACTCAATCACAGTGGCAGGACGTTTGTGCTTTCAGTGGTGCTTACAGCAACCAGACTCACGCTCTGAGCGGTCTGGCAAACTAGATACGCGTGCAGCTTACGGGATGCACGGGCGCGAAATGATGGCGTGGCTAACTCACATCCAGCATATTCGTGAAAAGAATGTGATTTTCGTTGGAATCCTTGACGAAATCACTGACGATTATGGGCGCAAACAATATGGCCTCCAAATCGAAGGCAGCAAGACAGGGCGTGAATTGCCCGGAATTGTTGATGAAGTAATCACAATGGCAGTATTGTCAGGTGATCACGGTCAATACCGTGCATTCGTGTGTCAACCTCTGAACGAATGGGGCTACCCAGCTAAAGATCGTTCTGGTAGGCTTGATACACTTGAAGAGCCGCATCTTGGAAAGCTCATGGAAAAAATGAGCAGCGGTGATTCGCAAGCCGACAGGGAATTAACCTTTGTCGATCCTACAACTCAAACTTCTAGCGAAGGGGAAGCATAATGCTTAACTTAAATAATGTTCCGCAAGACCAAAATCCAACTCAAGAGTTTTCTCTTATCCCAAAAGGCACCGTTGTACGCGCTGTGATAGTCGTGCAAATGGGGGATGTTGAAATCCCAGAATTTGGTCAGGGGTCTTGGTTCAAGAAATCTATGAACACCTCTGCAAAATGGGCAAACCTAGAGTTTACCATTATTGGTGGTCAGTTTGATCGTCGCAAGTTTTGGCACAGCATCTTTGTAGATGGTGACAAAATGGGTGACAGTGGCATGCCGCTCGCCAAAGAAATTGGCCTGCGCACGCTCAAGTCAATCGTTGAAAGCGCACGCGCTATCGACCCTGCTGACATGTCGCCACAGGCACAGCAGAATCGTAATATCTCTGGCATGTTCGACTTGAACGGAATGGAGATTTGCGCTAAGATTGGCGTCAAGAAAGGTACGAACGGATATTCGGATAGCAACCAACTGATGGCTGCGCTGACTCCGAATAGCAGCGAGTACATTGTCCAAGGTCAGGCTCCTATGCAGCAAACACCAATCGCTGCACAAGGCGTCCAAGCGCAAGCTGCGACACAGGCTCCGCAAAATTCTGGCGCGGTTCCTGCATGGGCAAACAAGTAATCTAGCGGCAGGGCCATTCCGCGCCTGCTAGACCAAGGTTCGGGGGGCCTTGGGCCGCGAACCCCCCACACTATTCTAGCAAATAGGTACAATCATGTTATTAAGACCCTACCAAGAGGTAGCTGTCTCTGACGCGTGTAACGCGTTGGACAAGCACAAAAACACACTCGTTGTGGCTCCAACAGGGGCAGGTAAAACAATTATGCTCTCCGCGCTCGTAGGCAAGCGCCACAAGCAGGGCAAAAAGATTTTGATCGTGCAACACCGCGATGAGCTTGTTGATCAAAACAAGCAAAAGTTTGAGAAGGTCAATCCCCTCCTAACGACAAGCATCGTCAATGGCACAGTAAAGCATTGGGATGGCGAAGCCGTCTTCTCAATGGTGCAAACAATTTCCCGCGAACGTAATCTTCGTGACCGCCCCAAGTTTGATATGGTGGTGATTGATGAAGGCCACCATGCAGCGGCTCCCACATATCGAAAGGTGATCGACGCTGTACTGGAGGACAATGAGCATGCGGAAATCGTAGGCTTCACAGCAACACCAAACCGCGGTGATGGCAAAGGATTGCGCGGCGTCTTTAATAACTGCGCCCATCAAATCGAAATCGCTAACCTGATTAATGAAGGCTTTCTCGTTCGTCCCAAAACATTTGTCATTGATCTGGGCGTCAGCAATCAACTGGATGGCGTAACCAAGCGCGGCAACGACTACGATATGGAAGAAGTCGCTGCGATCATGGATCGACAAGTCATTAACGATAGAATTGTTCGGGAATGGCAGGAAAAAGCTGGTGATCGTAAAACTGTCGTATTCTGCTCCACAGTCAAACATGCCGAACATCTTTGCGATGCATTCGTGGCAGATGGCGTAAAGGCAGATTACGTCACAGGAGAGACTGACAAGGCCGTAAGAGCGCGAATGCTGCACGATTTAGAGTTTGGTGACTTGCAGGTAGTCGTGAACGTAGCGGTGCTTACAGAAGGCTTTGACGCGCCTCCAGTGTCATGCGTGATCCTAACAAGACCATGCTCGCAGAAAGGCACAATGGTTCAAATGATTGGGCGTGGGCTGCGCATCATTGATCCAGAAATTTATCCCGACACCATTAAGACAGATTGCATCGTCATGGACTTTGGAACCAGCGTCATTACGCATGGTAGCATTGATGACGCGGCTGACTTGGATGGCAGAGAAAAGTCACAAGAGGGCGAAGCTCCAACAAAGGTTTGCCCAGAATGCGAAGCCGAAGTGCATGCGCGGGTTAGAGAATGTCCGATCTGCGGTCACATCTTCCAGCCACCAGAAAAGAGCGAGCTAGAGTCGTTCGTCATGAGCGAATACGACTTGATGCAAGTATCGCCGTTTATGTGGATAGACCCATTTGGGAAAGGCTCTGTCATGATGGCAGGGGGATTCAATGGCTTTTGTCTCGTAGCAAAGCTCAACGATCAGTTTTGGGTAGCATTCGTTAAGCCTGCTAACGGAAGAGTTCGTGTGGTTTCGATTGGCGAAAAGGTACATGCAATGGCAGCGTCTGATGACTTCTTGCGTGAAATCGAAGAAAGCAGCGCGGCAAACAAAAACAAAAGATGGCTAAGTCAGGGCGCAAGCGACAAGCAAAAGCAACTGCTACGCGCACAAGGCATTGAGGTTAGCCCAATGGACTTCTCTTGGACAAAGTATAGGGCCAACTGCACCCTTAACTATTTCTGGAATAAAAAGGTCATTGATCACGAATATAAAAAAGCAGAAGCAAAGGTGCGGGTACAATGAAACGTGAAGAAATTCTTAACAAAGCCGAACAACTTGTGAATGGGCAACGAGCCGAAGACTACGGTGATGCATACGAAAATCACTTCAGAATTGCAGAGGGATGGAACATTATCCTGCGCAGCGCACTTCTAACGCACGGGGAAATCACCCCCATGCATGTTGCTTTAATGATGGACTGGTTGAAAACTTCGCGTATCCTAAACACCATAGACCACGAAGACTCGTGGGTTGATAAAGCCGCGTATTCCAGCTTAGGCGGGGAATTTGCGGAGAAGGGATGACGATGCCTCGCTTTGAAATGTATCTCATGTTCGCAGAGAAAGAAGATAATAACGTCGAGACTTCTGAATATGAGATGGTCTGCTGGGTCAACGACCCATCAAACATGATCGAAGTGCAAAGCGCAGCGAACGAAGTGATCCAAGATCATATTGAAGAAGCTGAAAAAGAAGTCTTGTTTGGCACTGCGACTGTCATGATAGAGGGGCAAGAAGTTTTAAACATTGGCTTCAGAAACAAAGATGCCGACCCGGAGCTAATCAACGAAGTCATAGAATTGTTCGGGTCAACGGAGGAAACAAGACATTGACAGTACCACCAC